GCAGGATTTCCCTCCTGCATATTGAAAAGTTAGCATATAGCTGACTTGCCACCACTCTTTGATCAAGAGTATTGGTGGTTTCTGGCCATACGCGCCACAATCGTTCATGTTCTTTTAAGAATCATTTTAGTAGATTGCTCGGGGTGTTAGAGCCGACAATTTGCTAGAATCATTCCTAATAACTGGACTGATTGCTGGTTGCTATGTCCGCCATTTTTGAGCGAACACTGATCACAACCCTTTCCATATTTGTATATGTCATAATACGTATGACCCGTTTTTCATAAGCTCACAGACCTTAATCTGTGTACTTTTGTTTTACTTGTTTGTACTTCTATTTTTGACGAACCCATGTATATTTAGGATAACCGTTTCCCGTAATAAGGACGTTTTCGGTTTAGAAATAAAAACGTTGTGTAAATTTGCACTGCTATGTTAGAGTAGTGTGTTGTTGCACCTTGCGGCATCTTGCCGCATGTTATACCGAATTGGATGATATACCAAAACATTTCCCAATTCACACACCCAGCGCACTTACGCGCTACACACCCATTCCTTCTTGGACTTGGAATTTTCTGGAGTAACGCCCCAGATTTTCCTTAATCCCGATAGATGAAGATCAGATCCCTAAACGCTGGGCCGCACTGTTCAACGCTTGAGACCTCTACGAATGTACGTCTCTCCATGTCGAGAAGTAGCCAATGAACACAAGTTGGTTTGGTATCGTGTTAGTGAAAGTCATACACGGCTCTATGTTCCAATGAGCTTAAAAGCCGGAACTATCCGCAGGCACGCGGTGAAATAATACGTGACCCCCCTACAGCCTTAAGTACAAAATCCATGAGATACGAGTACTTAAAGCAAACCGTGTCGGGCGTAATCCCGACAAAGCGATGCGAGTTGCAAGGCTCGAAATCATTGCAGGGTGCTTCAAGTGCCCCTGCCACACTACCGCTTCGAAGATTGTTTTTGAAGCGAGAGCGCGTTCTCCGAGCGTTAGGAGAAGCGCAGCGACGGTCTCTCACAAAGACCGCCAAGACCATTCCGAGACTTTTGGATGTCTCGAAGGATGATGTGCGTCGAGTTATTAATTCGTTGCGCACTATCGATTATACTCCTCAATTGGATTGGGCTACTTTGCCCGATCTTCCCGATACAGAGAATAGATTTTCTGGGATTGGGCGTTTGTCTGATGACGCGCTCAAGTATTATGAGGCTCATGCTGTCTTTGCTGCCCAAATTTGGACTGCAATGCGCATGACTGGTGGTGATAGGTATATTGCCATCACTGTTGCACTGTCGAACTTTTACACTAGAGTTAGCAACAGATCCGTGGTTGGATCACTCGGTGGAGTTTTTCTCAAGTATGTTGATAGCTTTTGTGAAGCAATCAAGGAAGCTCAGGATGAGCTTGAAGAGGAAACTGAACTACAAAAGTTTGACAAGCCTTCTGGTGTTCCCGTTTGGGAACCTCCACAATACGAGGATTGGAGTCCTCAAATTGATTTTGAAGGTGTTGGAGATTATCTTCGGAACACTCGAAATGTGTTCAATACGTGGGAGCTTTTTGCTAACTCACGTCTTTGGAAGAAACTGAAACAGATGGTTGCGTATGCCACCATGTACGGTTTACACGGAGAAATTTCTGACGACATAGCCAAAAAACTGGTTAAAGAGCATAGACTCAAGACTACGAAGCACGAGATGGTGTATCAAGTCTTAGAGTTCGCCTTGTTCTTATGTGAACGAGGCTACCAGTTTGTGGCGACAGGCGAGTTTTCGAGCTTTTATCATTCTTCATCCACGTATGAAAAATGGTATACCGAGACACGGGATGTGATCTCAAAGGCACGATATCTCAACAATCCGGCAGCACATGGAATTGATGAACATATGTTCCGGGAGAAAGTCGATGTCCTTTTAGAACAAGGAAATCAGATCATTCGATTTGCTCGAAAGAGTAAAGGAAGTGATGCTGTTATGGTTCAGAGGACAATGTACGAACTTGCCACAGTGAAGGCCGAATTCATCAATCGAAAGAGCGCTCAGGCCTTGAGAAAAGCGCCCTTTACCGTCTTAGTGGAAGGTCAGTCCAAAGTTGCGAAATCTACTTTTGCAAAATTGATTCATGACTACTATGCCGCTATTTGTCACAAGGATAATTCCGAAGGTCATCGCTACACTCGTGAGTGTTGCGAAGACTATTGGGATGGTTTTGTGACCCCTATGTGGAGTGTGTTGATGGATGACATAGCATACATTCTGCCAGATAAATCAATCGGCGTGGATAAAACCTTAGTCGATATTTTGTCAGTTGGCAACAACACTCCCAAAGTGCCCAATATGGCCGCCCTTGAGGATAAAGGGCGCACTCCGTTGAAACCGGATTTGCTTGTAGGTACTACGAATTGTCCAGATTTGAACCTTTCGTTATACTTTCAGACGCCATATGCCGTCGCGCGTAGATTTCCATTCCACATTAGGATCAGACCCAAGGCGGGGTTTGAAGATCGCGACAACCCAATCTCTATCCAGAGCAATCCTCCTGCTGCTACAGCAGGTTGCTATGAAGATTGGTGGGACATCTGCATTTACGTGCCCAAAGCCGTACCGCAGACCGAGGCTTCAGTGGATGAATTTCGAATGATGTCGAAACTCGAACCACTAGAGTCTGAGAATGGTAAGCCCAAGATTTGGGGAATGAGAGAATTCCTACCTTGGCTCCATTCAGAGATCGTGAAGCACAACGATATCCAGAATAAGATTATGGCTTCGAATATTCTTCGAACCAAAATTGGAATCTGTGATGAGTGCCATCTTCCAGAGGGAATGTGTTCTTGTGAAGAATCCGATCTGCTATTTGCTGCTCGAACTGAGGAGATGGAACCTCAGAATACGACAGAAGTAGCTGCTCTAACCGCTGCAACACTAGGTTGTGTTTTAGCTGGTTTACGTTTTGTCACACGCAAGGCAATTCGTGAGAGTCGAGATGCTGTGAAGGATGTGGTTTCTATAGCCACTTCCGGTATGGAGGCATCAATGAGAAGCGTGGTCGCTACTACAGCTACTACGATGAAAGACTCTTTGAGTGAAACTGCTACTCTCGCTACGCACAATGCATTGCACGAAGCGTCTGAGATGCTCCTTGGGAGACCGTATAAGGCGGTAAAAAGGGACATCACGACCAAGAAAGTGCGCGCTGTGTTACGCATGCGTAAGTTGGGACAATTAGTTGTTGACACTGTCATCAAAGTTCCACAATACGTACAGAACCTGATTATTGGAATCGCAGCCATTAGTGGCTTGGTTTTCATTTACAGGAAATTTCAACCTTCATCGGGAGAAATTGTGGATAAGTGTGTCCGTTCTGTTCAAGATGCGTGTAGCTGTTTGAAACGCCGTTGGTGGGCTTCAAAACCGAAGGATGTTCAGGCTTACTGTTGCTATGATAGCACAATGATTCACCGACCATGTGAGTGTCGCTGTAAGGCGTGCATGGAAGGTCTTTGTGAACCCCAAGGCGGTGTGCTCAGTAGTGCTCTTGGTGAGCGCCCAACTGTGACGAACGAGCGTGAGAGCGTTTGGTACAATGGAGATTACACAGTCTCCTCCTTCGATATGAGTCGTCAATCCTTGTCTTGGAAAGCCTTGGATCAGGAGCAAGTTCGAACGAAATTACGGTCACATGTGGCTGTGTTGTTCTTACACTGCTCAGACGGAACGAAGCGAGGTACTGCGTTTGCCATTGGTGGTCAACACTTCATTACTACGGCTCATAGAACCGACTTCCTGAAGGGTGATTCGTTCACTGGGAAGTTGCAATTTGATGCAGGAGTTGGAGTGTCGCGCGCTGTAGGCTTTTCTTTGGGAAAAGATGACTACAAAGTTGATGGCGATCTAGTCGTATTTCGTGTGCGATCAGTTCCGCCCTTCAAAGATGTTCGGGATCTCTTTCCAACACAGAAGACTGCCGCCGGCTTTAGAGGAGTCGGGGAGTATCTGTTGAAAGATAAGAGTGCTCGTGATAGAACCATCGAAGTGCGCAAGATTACCTATCTTGACCAATACATTGCTGCCCTGGATTCACATTGTCCAGGAGGTGTGTCCAATTTTGTTGGTATTCCGTTTGAAGATACGGTTGGCGGAGATTGTGGGAGTCCTCTTGTGACTTTCTCAAATTTCGGACCATTGATTCTTGGAATCCACGAACTGGGACAACCAGGTCAAAGTGCTGCATTAGTTGTTTTGCAGGAACAGCTGATGAGACTGACTCCAGTGGAGATCATTTCTCAGGGAGACCCAGTCTTAGCCACTCAAAACTCACAGCAGTTAGAGTTAGTTGACCTTCATCCGAAGAGTCCAGTGAGATTCATTGAAGACGGTGAGGCTACCGTTTATGGATCTTTTTCTGGATTTCGCGCATCTCCGAAGTCCCATGTAGAGAAGACCTTATTGTGTGACTATATGTTACGCTCTGGGTATGAATTGAAGTGGGGTCCTCCGGTGATGAAAGGATACCGCCCTTGGCGTCGGGCGTTGCTAGAATTGACAACAAATCATCACGACTTCGACAATATTGCGGTCGATATGTGCGTGACATCTCTGGTTGAGGACTGGAAAGGAGTCCACCGGAAATGGAAAGACGAAATCATGATCTATGACAACATGACTGCCGCCAATGGTAGACGCGGGATGCGTTACATTGATGGCATAAATCGTAAGACTAGTGCTGGTTTTCCTTGGAAGCAATCAAAGAGAAATCTTCTCCATCATTTAGAACCTACTGAGGAGTTCGACGATCCAATCGAATTTGATGAAGAAGTGATAGAGCGTGTGGATAAGCGCTTGCAAGACTATGATGAGGGACGGAGGTCCTATCCAGTTTTTGTAGGTACGCTTAAGGATGAAGCCATATCTCTCAAGAAGATTAAGCAAGCAAAGACGCGAGTCTTTATGGTGTCGAGTATTGACTTGACCCTGACTATGCGTAAGCTGCTATTGTCTTTTGTGAGAGTTGTTCAGAAAAACAAGTTTATTTTTGAACAAGCTCCTGGAACTGAAGCCCAATCTGTTGAATGGGATTTTATCCGACATTACCTTACTCGCTTTGGTGAGGACAGGTGTGTGTTCGGTGATTTCTCAGGATTCGATGCGACCATGAGTTCCACATTCATTCTTGCGGCTTTTGAGGCTATTGCTTTGTTCCATGAACATTGCGGTGCCACTGAGCAGCACGTTCGGATGATCCGTGCGCTGGCATATGATGTGTGTTTCCCAGTTGTTGATTACAATGGGGACTTGGTGGAGTTCTATGGAAAGAATCCATCCGGGCAAGCTTTGACTGTTATCATCAACGGTATAGTCAATTGCTTGTACATGCGTTATGTGTATTTACGCGCAAACCCTGCCCACGAGGTTCGATCATTTCGAAAGAACATCACACTCATGACCTACGGAGACGATAATGGTATGGGAGTGAACCGTTCGATTGATTGGTTTGACCACACAAGCATCCAGGCCGAGCTTGCCACCATTGGTGTTACCTACACAATGGCTGATAAGCTGTCTGAAACAGTGCCGTTTATTCACATTGACGACGCTTCCTTCTTGAAACGACGTTGGTTGTGGTTTGAGGAAACCAAATCATATGTCTGTCCCTTGGAGGAAGATTCCATTATCAAAATGCTGATGATTGGAAACAAATCCGATTTTGTTTCGGATGGCGTGAAGAGTTGTGATAACGTGCACACGGCCTTAGAGGAGTACTTCTGGTACGGTCGAGAAAAGTTTGAGGAAAGGCGTTCCTTCTTGATGAAGGCCCTTGTAGACTGTGATTTGGAGAAATTCAACACACGTGAGTTTAAAACTTTTGAGACTTTGCTGGTAGCATATCGCTCGAACTCTAGTGACTTTCTGAAAGAATTCAAGAAGGATCTCGTTTACTATAACGAGTTAGATTTTCTTGGAAGTCAAGAGTATAAACTTCAAAATCCGGCTGTGGAGGAAGTCTGAACCAAATCTCCCGGTGGAAGATAGTTACTGCTCATAGACGTAATATCTGTGTACAAACGTGAGAGCGTGGATCTTCTACTGACCTTTAGTTCCTATTTAGGAACGGTGACTGGCACCAACCCAACAGAAACGGGATCGGACGAATGGGTGATTATCCTTTCCTTAAATTTCTTACCCGCGAAAACAACACCAAATACCGTTAATTCGGAACCATGTTTTCTCCCGCAGTGTGAGCTTGCTTCGGCAAGTATTGTCACGCGTGGACAGCGAGGGGTACATCCTGTCCAAACCCAGTCCTTTGAGATGCAGAATGCTCTCGAGGACGACACCCAACAGGTTATGCAAAATCCAGATGGAGCTTCGGTAGGAGCCGAGTCGCAAACGACTGCGTTTATCGACCCTAACCATCAAGAAGCTTATCTCTATCCAGAACGTGATCTTTCACCCTTTCAAGGTGATACTCAAGAACACTTAGATCTGGCTGATTTCTTAAAGCGACCTACGAAAATCTATACGACAAGTTGGTCGGGTGGCTTTACTAGCACCACGATCAATCCATGGTCTCTCTTTTTCTCTAATACAGTGATTAAGAATAAGATCCAGAATTTCGCTTACTTTTCAGGAAATTTGCATGTTCGTGTGGTGATCAACACAAATCCATTTCTTTATGGATCAATGTTAGTTAATTACCAACCTTTGTTCAATTACACGGACACACCTACCGCACTGAACCAGCTCGTTTGTCATTCGCAGCTCCCACATATTATGGTTGAGCCTCAAGTGAATGATGGTGGTGAAATGGTCCTACCATTCATCTACCATAAGCAATTTGTGGATATCACAGTTGCTGCAAATGTTGCTTCTTTAGGTCAAATGAATTTGATTTCTATGGCTCCTTTGAGTTCTGCTTCCGAAACTTATTCTGGCGCTATCACCCTAACGCTTTATGCTTGGGTTGAAGAGCCAAAATTGTTCGGACCAACGACCAAATTAGCCTTGCAGAATGATGAATACGGAAACGGTCCTGTTTCAGGACCGGCAGCTCATCTCTCTCGTTTTGCATCAATGTTCAGTGCAACTCCCATTATTGGTAAATGGGCAACAGCCACTTCGATTGGAGCCTCAGCAGTCTCCTCTATTGCGAAATTATTTGGTTGGTCAAACGTCCCTGTTATTGAGGATGCTAAACCTGTAAAAATCACGTATTACCATGATATCGCAAGTGCACATATCAGTGAACCGACGAATAAAGTGACATTGGATCCTAAGGCAGAAATTTCTGTCGATCCCACTATTATCGGTGTCAAGAATGAAGACTCTTTAGCGATTTCCAAAATTGCTCAACATGAGTCTTACTTGTGGTCTTCTTTATGGAGTTCCACAAATGTGCAGGGAGACATTTTGTTCTCAGCGGCTGTCTCACCTAGAATGTTCGTGAATAGTACGCCCGACGGTAATGGTACTTCGACTATCCAGCAAACTCCTATGTGCATGCTCTCTGAGTTATTTACACATTGGAGAGGAGATCTTATCTTCAAGTTCCGCTTTATTAGTTCGAAATTCCACCGTGGTCGTGTCATCATGGCATTCGATCCAGTTGGTGATCTCACTGGGATCACTGATACTGGAAATACTGCAATTACGAAAATCGTCGATATTGGTGAGACGACAGATTATGAATTTCGTATTCCCTACATGCAGGCACTTCCTTGGCTTGCCAGCACTAAGAGTGTCGATTCTTCGACATTCTTTTCAGATTCTGCTATTATTGCACCATCTGCTGCTGGTTTTGCTAATGGAACCATTTCGGTTCGTGTCTTGAATGCTCTCACAGCCCCTCGAGCATCATCTGCGGTATATATGCAGGTGTGGGTCAGAGGCAGTGATAACTTGGAGTATGCTAATCCTACGGATGTGCAAAAGAGTTTGTTTCCATGGGCGTTGCAAAATGCCGTTGAAACTTCTTCTCCAAGTGATGAGCGTTACAAGATTAATTGGGGCGAACCAATCCCTTCTCTACGCTTACTGTTTAGGCGTTCTGTTCTTTCTGAAAATCTTCAGATGAATCCCGGCACTGCTGCCGATAGGAATAGTACGCATTACAATCGATTTACTCGTTTTCCAGTGCCACCTGGCTATGGGAATGGAGCATTGACTGCAAAATCAGTTTCTAGTGCATCACAAATTGCTTACGCGTATGCGAGGTTTACACCGTTACACTATACTGCTCGTTGCTTTCTTGCCAATAGGGGTTCATTCAGATATCACTTTGTTCCAGCTTTTGGAACATCGCGTACATTGATGAATGTAACTCGTCACGTCGACAATTCTGTCGGTTCTAGTGACGTTGGTATTATGCTCAATCAAACTCAAAGGTCTTCAGCTGAAGCTTTGAATGTTGGTGCGAATAGATTGATTAGAGACGATCTCAGTGAAGCTGCCAGTGGCAGCGTGATCGTTGATACTTACAGTACAGCGGGTTTGACGATTGAATGTCCAATGATGACCAATTATTTGTTTTCATTTAACAAACTTGATTCATGGGCTCGAGGTTCCAATGTTGATGGCACTAGTTTAGATACTTATGTCCTCACATTGTTGAACTCGCCCGCCGCTGGTACTACTCAGGATAATTATTTCATCCAAAAGTATGTAGCAGCTGGCACGGACTTCAATCTGTTTTTCTTTCTTTGTGTTCCACCATTGTATTACAATTCGACCACAGGAGGGACTCCCACTTAGGTTCTGATTCCTTAATGTCTACCCATCGCGACGGGAAGTTCGCGGGTTCGAATTCCTTAATGTTCTGGTTCGGAGACCTTAATGTCCAGTTAGCACGTCGCCCCCCTATATGGGGGGTGGCGTGGGTTCGGAAACCTGAATGGCTAGTTATCACGCACAAGTGGCGTGGGTTCGGAATCCTAAAGGTCCTTTGACAAAAACACCTGCAGAGGGGGTGTTCTCAATTAGATTGAGTTTTTGCGAATGCACTTGGCTTTACGCTATTGTGATTAGAGGTTTTATGTAACTTTTTGTCTTGCATTTGCAAGATAGAGAGTGAAAATTTTTACTCTGACCACTGACGTTTTGCTGGGTGCAGTTTCGATACTTCTGC